GCGACCTGCACTGGAACGGCTGCATCATCAAGGAAACGGATGATATCCCGATCTATGGTGATATTGGCGCGAGCGGCACGGCGGAAGTCACCCCGGTCTATCTGTGCGGGGCGCAGGCGCTGGGCATGGCGTGGGGCCGTCGCTGGCGGTCCGTGACCGAGGAATTCGACTACGAGGACAAGCACGGGGTTGCCATCGAGGCAATCTACGGCGTCCGCAAGTTGATCTTCGGCACCAGTTCCAGCACCGACACCGGCACGACGAAGGACAATGGTGTTGTCACCGGGTTCTTCGCCACGACCGGCACGGCAACCATCAGCGCAGCCATCTCGGCTGAGAACTAATGGAAGGGGGAGGGTTAATACCCTCCCCTTTCCTTTCACGAAGGGAATTTTACAATGGCAACTTATAACTCCACGAACGTCGCCAACAAGACCGGCGTTTCGGTCGGGTCTATCGCAGGCATGGTGCATTGCGCCTATGCCGAGGTAGCCTGCACCTCTTCACCGGCTACGACGGACACTATCAATTTCTTCGATCTGCCGCCGAATGCGCGCGTCATTTCGGCGACTTTGGAAAGCACCGACATGGACACCAACGGCACGCCGACACTCGCCCTGAACGTGGGCGATTCCGGTGACGCCGACCGCTTTTTTGCGGCGTCTACTGTCGGGCAGGCGGGCACGGCAGCGGTTGCGTCCGCTGTGGCGGGTCTGCATTACAAGACGACCGCCAAGACCCGGATTACCGGGGCGGCGAGCACCAACGCGGCGACTGGCGCGGCAGGCACGCTTTACCTGTCGATGCTCTACATCGTCGAATAACCGGGGGGCGGCGGCAGGGCTTGTGTCCTGCCGCCCTACCCTTGCTGACAGAGGCTGCTGCTGATGGCTCTTTCATGGACCCCCAAGGCATCGACCGAGGTGCGGGAATACCAATGGGCTCCGTTGCCCGACACCGCGATTGACAGCGCTTCGGCTGTTGTCACCACCGGCACGGCAACCATCAGCGCTACAGTGTCCGGCGATACGGTCATATGGCTGGTCACGGGCGGCACGGACGGCGTTGTTCAGGTGTTTACGCTCACCGCTACAGCGGGCGAGCAGACACTGACCGAAACCGCCTACCTGCCGATTGAGGTGACGACCAACCTGCTGGGCTACACCGTGCGCGACGTTTGCGACTTCGCCTTGCGCAAGATCGTCGGCGTAGGCGTTACGTCTGAATCCGCAGAATTGGACGACGCACTGGAACGGCTGAACGACATGGTGGCGCTATGGCGCGTTGCCGGGGCGGATATGGGGCTGGATCAGCCGTTGGTCGAGGCGGATGCGCTGCTGATCGGCGATAGCGAATACCTCGCGCTCAAGTTCAATTTGCGCAACGCACTGCATGAATTTTACGGCCACCCGCTTACCCAGGGCGAGGTTATGGAGGCAAGGCGCGCCTTGTCTGCGGTAATGAACAACAGGCGCGTTCACCGGGCAGCGGAATACTACTGATGGCATCGCTACAGTTCGGCACATCATCATATGAACGGGCGCGGGGCGATATGCCCGCACTGCCTGTGGTCAACATGATTGCCGAGGCCGCGCCTACGGAACAGACGGGCGTTGCGCTGCAATCCCGAGCGGGGCTTGTCGATCAGGCTATCGACATGGGCGCGGGGCCTGTCAGGGCGCTGTTCCGCGTCGACGGCTTTGCATCCGGTTCCCTGATCGGTGTTTCCGGCCTGTCGCTTTACAAGGACACAACCCTTGTCGGCGCGATAAACGGCAGCGGTCCTGTCTCGATAGCAGGACACGCGGCGGGGCTTGGTATCACGGCGGGCGCTACCCCGTATTACTATGACGGCACGACATTATCGGCCATTTCGTTTCCTGACGATGCGGACGTTACGAGGATCGTTGCGGGCGCATCCCGCCTGATATTCCTTCGCAAGGACACCGGACAGTTTTATTGGACGCCAGTGCTGGGTTCGACGGTCGACGCGCTCGACTTTGCAACGGCTGAAAGCACCAATGACAACCTGCTTGACGCGGCATTTGTGGACGACAAGCTTATCCTGGCGGGTTCACGGTCAATAGAGATATGGCCTAATACCACAGACGCCGATCTGCCGTTCCAGCCGCTTGAGGGCCTGACAATCGAGAAGGGCGTAAAGAGCACGGGCAGCCTGACACCGCTGGGCGAAAGCTTCGCCTTCGTCACCAATGAAAACCGCGTCTGCTTCGGCACGGAAACCAACGTAGTCAGCAACCCGGGGCTGGACGCGAGGATAGCGGACAGCCTTTCGTGCGCGGCGTTCAAGTTCCTGCATGACGGCGCGGAATTGCTGGCGGTCCGGCTGGACAATGAAACGCAGGTATGGAACCCGGCGACCGGTCTGTGGAGCGAATTTGCAAGCTATGGTGAGAACAACTGGCTGCCGCGCTGTTATACTGACGGCGTATTCGGTTCGGCAGGGGATGGCAGCATCCTTGCATTCGGGTCTGTCAGCACGGACATTGACGGACCTATGGAACGCCGGTTTCGTGCCGCTGCCGCCCTCAATTCAGGGGGGAGGGTAATCGACAATATCAGGCTGCGCTGCAATGTCGGTCAGACGCCATACCTGACAGGCGATTACACCGATCCTGTCGTGGAAATGCGGCTTTCGCGTGACGCGGGCAAAACCTGGGGCATCCGAATACCCCGCACGCTGGGCGCGCAAGGCGAATATCGCACGGTGGTAACATGGCGCGGGTGTGGCATGGCGTCGCAACCGGGCCTGATGGCGGAATTTCGCGTCACCGATCCTGTCGACTGGCGGGTGTCGGACGTTCTCTACAACGAGCCTTACGGGGGCAGATAGTCGATGGACTGGCAATTCTTCAACAGCTTCATGGAAGCGGTGAACGAGAAAAAGCACAATCTCGGTTCCGACACGCTCAAAATGGCGCTGTCCAACACCGCCCCGGCTTTGACCAATACCGTGCTGACGGACATCACGCAGATTGCGGCAACCGGGGGCTATGTTCCGGCAACTGTCACCATATCATCGTCGGCGCAGACGGGCGGCACCTATACGCTGTCGCATTCCGCCGTCACCTTTACCGCTTCCGGCGCTGACTTTGCGTCAGCACGCTATTGGGTGCTTTACAACGACACGGCGACCAATGACGAGCTGATTGCCTATATCGACTACGGCGCTTCCTATGCGCTGCCAAACGGGCAGCCGTGGACGCTTTCGGCGGGCAACATATTCACGATGGCGCAAAGTGCCTAGTTTCTCGTCCACAACCGCGACCCTGACGGTAACGCCGGGAAGCGCGACAATTTCACCCCGCCTGTTCTCCGCAACTGCCGCTGCGGCGGTGCTGCGCGGCGGGGCGGTATCTTTCAGCATAGGGCAGTCATTGGGCACGGCGGAAACCGTGCCAAGCCTGAACAGGCTGCAACGCTCTATCCCGTATTACAACAAGGACGGCACGCCGACCGCGAAGGCGCAGCTTGATTACCAGCGCAACTGCGAAGCGACGGAAGCCGCGTTTGCGGGGATCAACAACCGCGTCGACGACCTTGCGGCATTGCTCGCACAGATACAGGCGGCAATGGATATTGCTACAGGCGCGGCGACAAAGGCAACCGAGGTTGACGACCTGCTGACGGTCGCGCTGGGGTTCGTCGATCCGGTCAACGTCCTGTCCGCGACGAGTGACGGCACGATAACGATTGAGGCTCACACAAGGGTTTACGGCGACGGCACGAGCGTTGCGGTGGACGCTGGAACGGTGACTGGCTTTGCTCCAGGCGATTATGTCTCGGTCATATACCAGGACGCGGCGCGGGCAGGCGGGGCAGTGTCCTATTCCGGCACGACCAGCGCGGTAGTGCAGACAGGTTCCCGGCATGTTGTCGGTCAAGTGACAATCCCGGCGCTGGGTTCGCCCGCAAGCATGGGCGCGGGGACGGTGGCACCCGGCTATGTTCCACCTGAAAACATAGCCTTCGATATTCAATACACATTTTTCTAGGGAATACGACATGGGCCTTCTTGGTAGCATTATCGGCGTTGCCGGTTCGGTCATCGG